CGATGTTGGATTGTATATGGGGGAATTGGGAACATATGAGGGTGATGTTGGATGGTATGCGGGGGAATTGGGAACATATGAGGGTGATGTTGGATGGTATGCGGGGGAATTGGGAACATATGAGGGTGATGTTGGATGGTATGCGGGGGAATTGGGGACATATGAGGGTGATGTTGGATTGTATATGGGGGAATTGGGGACAACATAACCCGATGAATTGGGTGGCATATCTGGTGATTTCGGGATATAGTCCAAGGCATAGCCAGAATAACCGATAGGCTCTGATTCGTTTTGGAATATGTGGCTTATGTCGATAACAATACCGATTTTTTCTTTATTAATATCGGTAATCGCAAACCATGAAATGGCGTTCCTATATTGGACACTGTCAATGATGGTTTCGATAATATAATATTTATTTTCATCCTCTTTGATTAAATAAAATTTACTATTATTATATTTATCGTAAATATCCATTAGTGATTCCCAAACACTTCCCTCACACATTTTCATAAAGTTCTTAACGGCAAAACCAGTAAGTGGAACATTCATACTTTCTTTGAATCGAGAGAAGGATAGCCGTGTCTTTTCTTGTTTACCCTTAGGTAATTTAACCGAATCCACATCCATTTTACGTTTATTTGGTTCACTTGTTTTCTTAATTTGTGGTTTAAATTCGGTCGGTTCGACTTTAATTGGGACAATGTCAGCATTATCTCTGGGGACCAGGCGCATAGAAATACCCATACTTTCACATTCTTGTGTAAGCATTTTTGTGCTATAGGGAACTCTTATAGGAACAACATTTGCCTGTTCACTATTAGGCATGTCCAATTTAACATCCTCCATAAATTCTTCATTGGTAAAATTAACAGGTCCATCATTCGATGGGCAAATAAACCGATTTGTGCTATTATTACCAATCGCAACCATACCACTCATATCGCTAATATGGTAATCATAAGAGTCACTACGATCTATCAACGATTCTTTTAAAAATGCCGAAGTACCATGTGCCAGAATAGCATCACGTTCCATCTCACCTATTCTCAAACCACCACCAACCGCTCGCCCCGAAGGTGGTTGTCGGTTTTTCAATGTATATTTTCCAGTGCTACGCGCATTTATTTTATCTTTCACCATATGTTTTAGTCGCTGGTAATAGGTTGGTCCAATAAATAATTTGGTTTCTAATTGTTTACCGAGAATACCACCATAGAGCACTTCATCACCATGTCGCATAAAACCGCATTTATTTTCTAATATATCAGATACATCTTCACTATTAATATTGGTGAATGGTGTGGCGTCAGCGAAAAATCCCATTGTGCAACAGACTTTACCTTGTATACATTCGATAAATTGACCAAGTGTCATTCTACTTGGAATAGCATGCGGATTAATGATTAAATCCGGTGTAATACCATCCTTTGTAAAGGGCATGTCTTCTTGACGCAATACCATACCTAATACACCTTTTTGTCCATGTCTACTTGCGAATTTATCCCCTAAGGCAGGTTCGCGGAGAGTACATAGTCGCACCTTACAAATGCGATGATTATGGGTGTTCATATAGTCAATAAATACTTTGTCCACAACACCATCACCATCAGACTTTACGGCTTCACTATTATCAATATAATTATCACCGTTTTTCGTATATTTACCAATAAGAACATCGTTTCCTTGAACATAATCCCCTTCATTAACCAATCCCTGTTCATTTAATTTCGAGTAATTATATTCGCGACGGATATCTACCTCGCTGACCAAAGTTGGATTACCAATAATATCCTCAATATTATCTTTGGAATCATAGCGTTCTGTGGTCTCGTATGTTTTAAAATAAAATGACCGGAAAAGCCCACGTTCAACAGCAGTCTTATTAATTATAATGGAATCTTCCTGATTATAGCCAGTATAGGAACCAATTGCTACAATCGCATTCATTCCAGTAGGTAGTGTCGTATTCATTGAGAATTGGCCGAGTCGAGTATTAATTAGAGGACGCTGAGGATAACTTAATACATGTGCCGATATATCAAAGCGATTCCTAAAATTGCTGACATACATACCGACTGATTGTTTGGATTGACCTGTCCCGTATACATTTCGGGGCGCCTGACTACAATTAGAATAGGGTATATTATATCCCAAAAATCCCATAATGATACTTGGGTGAATTTCCATATGAGTATAACCCGTATCACTGTTTAATCCAATCAAGTCATTCGCTATATAACTACCATTAGTTTCATCGGTATCAATAAATTCTATAATACCGCGATTAGAGTGTAGATCAGCCTCAATATTTTTTTTATCATAGCCAACGGTATATGGATTATTATAGCTACAATTATAGATATCTAATTTACGATTATTCTCCTTAAACCCACCGAGAAATTCATTCCAGGTATATGTATTATCGCGAGCACCCTTAAAATGTTTATCGGATACAAGTAGTTTGTCATTATCCACTATATATAGTGGACGAGTACAACGACCACCATCCGTTAATAATGTGAGTTCCATATCTGAATAATTAAATGCTATGGATGTGAATACGTTAATAAGACCATTACGTCTTAATGTTTTGAGTGTATTATATAATTGTAAGGGTTCTTCGTGGATACCGATCCATTTACCATTAACAAACACCTTTACTTTATTATATATATGTTCTGGAAATAAATCATCCAATGGTAATACACCATGTTCGTAAAGCATCTCAATAATAGGCTTGGAACTACAGCCAAAAGTAATATGGGATAATACCGACATATGTTTCTTTATACCGATATTACCACCATCAGGAGTTTCAGCTGGACATATAATACCATATTGTGTTCCGTGAAGTTTACGTTGACCCATCATAATCATATCTCCGAGTGTATTAATTCTTCTCAGATGTGATATAGTTCCCACCGATGAAAGTCGATTGAGTAATTGTATCAGCCCCTTTTTATTAAGAATTGTCCCGATTTTAAAAGCTCGCATGAAAGAATCCGTCATGACTTTGGAATTAAAAATGGTTTTAAGGTTATTGGAATTAATAATTTTACTATAATTGTCATTTTGATATTCATTACCATTAAAACGATATTCACTATCTATTGCTATTTTCACATCCCGTTGTAATTGTTTATAGTTTTCTCTAAATAAAGAGGCTAATAGAAAACCAGATAAATCAACACGTTTAAACATAAAACTGTCACGATCGGTTGGTTCCCGTATACCTAATTTTACTTCTAATAATTTAGTGACAACATAGCCCAAATAATAGGCTTTAGTTTTGTAATTATTACCCAAATGTGGAAATAAATCCGTGGCGATATTATCCAAAAGATGGCTCACGGTTTTACCATGAGTTAACACGGATAGAAACTTAATAGCCATTTCTTTATCGTTTATTAGCATCGCATCTTCTATTGATGGACGCAATTCTTCCATAAATAATTCGGCTTTCTTTGTGCTTAAATTCAATAAGATATATTCCAAAATCTCTTTATCACTTTCAACTCCGAGTAATTTAAATAGGATAAATAATGGAATTTGCTTATGAATCATGGGTAGCCTGACCGTTATTGTATCATTTTGAGAATTAATATTAACGACAGTTGTTCTCGCATATTTGAATGAATCTTCTGGGATGGATTTAATTTGTGCCGAATACGAATAGAGCGAATCACCCGAAGCGACAATATAGAGTTTATTTTCCGCTTTACGTTCATGTGATACAATGACTTTTTCTTGACCTTCAACCACAAAATAGCCACCTTGATCATATGGACATTCACCCATCTGTTTTTTCATTTCCATTGTTGCGTCACTCACTATACATAGATTTGATTGCAACATAATAGGTATGCGTCCAATGTTAATTTTATCAAATGTTTTGGAAATAATAGTTGGTTCACTGTCTCCATCGTTAATAATATGATATTCTACGAGAATATCGCAAAATAAAAATGAACTATACGTTAAATTGCGGAGACGTGCTTCATTCGGATATAACTGTGTTTTGGTTTCGCGTCCAATGTCATCTTCTTTATATATAACCGGTTTTGCTATATATATAGAGGTGCTATCCTTACCACCATAATAAATATGCGTTTCGTATTTATAGTTATCGGTTTCGGTATTATATTCTTTATATATAATTTGTGGATTATATTGTTTGAATGTCTGAGGGATTTTATCTTCAATAAAATCGTTAAATGAATCCAAGTGATGTTTTGTTAAGTAATTACTGGTATTCTTAAAGTAATTATTGATGATATCCCATGTATTATGTTCAAAATCCCTGGTCATTTACTATATAGTGTATATATAAAAAAAAATCTTAAGTAGTATTATTTGCTGGATTCAATAAAAAATAATAATATGGCTATAATCAATAAAACCAGACCCTCGTAAAACATTCGGCCATCTTTTGTTAATATTTTAACCATTTCTTTAAAATAAAATAAATAGCGCGATATTAATTCGGCATTACTACTGGATTCCAAATAGCCATCAGGTCGTTGTTCTTCTTCTTCTCCTGTAGTAAAATTGGAAAATTGTTCATCGCTTTTAGGTGCGAATAATGACGTAATATCATTCATAATGTCAAGAGAAACATTGGCAAATTCGGTTTCTATTTTACCAATTTCTATTATTTCCGGATTCTGATTTTTTTGTTGTTCGTATATATTTATATTTTTATTCATATCGGCCAATTTATGATATTCGATGGATTTTTGTTTATTGATTTCCGTTTCGTATAATTTATTTTTATATTCTTTATTATCGGCCAAAGTTCGCGATAAATCGATTAAATCAAAGTCGAGATTGAGTTTAGTATTTAATGCTAATTTCTTTTCATATAATTTAGTGGTAAAACGCTGTTTTATATCATACTTGTTTAATATTTCATCATTAACACTAAAATATTTCCCATAATTTTTAGAAGTGCGTATAATGGCCTTTAGGACCCACGAATCGGTAGTGTCTATGATTTCATTATTGGTTAAGACATTATTAATTATGAATAATATACATATATAGTTAATTTCCTTGATATCTTCTACATTATAATTAGTTTCATTTATAGAAAACTCATACATATCATCGATGGCAAATAGTTCATTTATTTTAATAACATTGAGTAAAGTATAATATTTTTTGTGTATAATGAGTTTCTTTGTATAATAATCCAGACCAATTTTCTCCATTGGCATTAATATATCGAGATTATTGTTAAGATTTTGTATGATACCTTCTTTGGTTAATGATATAATGTTGGGGTTTTTCTTAATCAATTCAATTATTCTTAAATCGGTAAATCCGTATATGGGGAATAATCGCGCAAATGCTAATATATTTTCTATATCTTTATAGTTAATGCGTTCTATATCATCGGTATTGGTTGATGAATATTTTTGAATATTAAATTTTACTAATTCTTCGGGTTTGGTGATATTTTCACGTAATAAAATATCAATAATTTCATTTTTATCACTTAGTAGTGTTAAATTCTTAAAGATGAATACTAACCGATCTATATTAGTTCGTTTATATAGTGTTATAATCACCGAATCCGCTATAATGGGTAGATTGAATTTGTTCCTATGAATATATTTCTTTCTATTTTTATCTATGGTATTATCATTTGATGGCAAACTAACTTTTTTTTTGGCTAATTCATTTTCAGCAGTGGCGTTAATATTCCATCGTTGAATAATAAGACTGGATTCCGTATCATTTAATAAATATGTTAGACTATCATTCGTATCATTGACCAAATTTAACCCAAATATATAATCGGTTAGTTCACCGATTTTTCCCAATTTGGTTTCCATACGAGGAAGTATGTCCTTAAACGTATTATTTTTATTCACTTTCATCTGATAGGTCTGTTTATCATTTTGTATTTTAATGTAAATATTAAATGTTGATGAACCAACACCATCCACCTTATCCACCTTAGCCATATTATCCATATTAGCGTCATTAACGGCCGTCACGTCATTATCAATCGGCGCGGCATTATTGGTGGCATTATTGGTGGCATTATTGGTGGCATTATTGGTGGCATTATTGGTGGCATTATTGGTGGCATTATTGGTGGCATTATTGGTGGCATTACCAATAGGCGCGGTTTGAAAGGATTCGTTGGTCGTGCGGAAAACCAAATAAATCCAAATGAATAGTAATAGTAAACTAATGCGTTTATCTATAAAATAGCCTGCGCATCCAGCAATTATAGCTATAAATCCTAATATATTATTTTTATTAATAAATAATAGTAGTGAATAAAAAATAAATACTACAATATTTTTTTTTAAAATAGTATTGTCCATTATAATATATAATCAATATAATAATAAGTTAAATAACATCTATCAATTCAACATGCGATAACATAACATTGCGACAACAATATCTTTTCAAATTTAGTTCATCCAAAGCTTTTCCTTCTGCTGTTTTTTTTACATTATTAACATCTATAATTGTCTCGTCAGCATTTCCTTTATATTTAATAACCAATTTTTTATATGTTTCGTGTTTATCAGCAAGCACTTTGCCACACGTCCAACATCTTACGGGGATAATCATGATATATATATATGATATGATATGATATTATATTTATTATTTATAATAGATTTAATATCATCAATTTTTTTTTCTTAAATATTATTTTATTTATATTACCTAAATATATATAAATATATATATGGTAATAAAATCAATGTTTACTTCGTATCTAACCCAAACAACATTAACCTTTTTTAATAACATATTTTCGAAACCAAATGAAAAAAACTTTATAATTGACCCATTTACCTGTATGGTCCGTCTAGCAGTTCTATCATTCAAACCGATAGGTACTAAAATTAGTGTTAATGATAATAAAATCGCATTTTGCGAACCAGGATTATTCCAAGGACCCTTGCGATGGTCTAAAGGCGATAACCGTGATGATCTACATAATTTATTTTTCCCGATAAAAAAGGCTATGTTATGGCGTGATAAATCCAATAAATTAATAGAAGAAATCTTTCAAATGAGTATTGATGGATTAGATATATTGAAATTAGCTTATACTAATAATTCAATGATATGTCATTCCATCGACCATTATAAAGCCTATATACATAAACAATTACAAAATACTGAAACTACGATTAATACAGAAAGGGATGAAGATAATGCTATTCACAAAGCATTAAAAAAATTATGGAATAAAAATGAAATAAAAATAATTAATAATATCCTGCTGGAAATGAAAACCAACCGGGATGATGATTTATTAGCTTTAATAAAAGCTATTGAATCGATTTTAATAACTAAAGAATTAAAAGTAAAAAAAATAATAATAGAAATAACTACATTATTGGAATAAATAGGACAACATTATTTCTTATTATATATTTTTTATTATAAAATTATGGACTTCACTATAACCTCTTAATTTGGAAGGCACTTGGATACGATTGCCATTTTTAACAATGATAATGGTTGGTAAAAATTTTATATTATACAATTTGGCCATATCTTTATTTGTATCAATATTTATTTTTTGTGTTAAATAACTATTCTTTTCGAGTATTTCCCATACTGGTATGAAATTACGTGAAGCACCACACCAGTCGGCATAAAATAGATAGACTACAGTTTCAGAGTCATTCGAAAATTCTTCTTTTAAATGATTGCGGACTACTAATATAGTAAATCCCATAATTATTAATATCATAATCAGATCACGATCCATTTATATTATGATGTGATAATTATTTTGAGTGTATATATTATTATAATGTCTAAAAATATAGAATATGTGTCGAAATTAAATACGAATTTCATGACAACTATTATGACCGAACCCAATGTCATGGTGCTTCAAAAACTATTAAAATATTTATTAAAAACAAATAATAGCCTTCTAAAAGATATAACCAGTTCAAAGGATTTATCAATTCCATTTAAAGATAGACTTGAACTATTTAATAAAAATGCTATTCAGTTGGTTGAACGAAATATCAAAGTGAAATCCAAGGAATCGAAATCCAAGAAATTTTATGTTGGTCGTGGGGCACGAGGCGGTGCGATGGGTATTGTTGATCCAATAACACAATTTACACCCAAACAGTTATCAAAATTTACACCCGAGCAGTTATTAAAACTCGCAGCTTTAAACATAGAACAAATAAAAAATGAACGAAAACATGAACGCAAAATGACAAAAATGAATCGTAAATCCGCCAAAAATAATAAAAACCGTAGAAATAGATATATAGGAAACCTTACAAATAGTGCTATCAATATCGGAAAACTAACACTACCCTTTGTATTAAGTGGATTTATGGTGCAACTTATTAGTGACACCGTTACCGAAGTAACTGAAGCGGCAGCGGAAGCAACCAGTAAAATGGTTGGAGCACCCATTGGGGCTATGCTGGAAGGCCTATCACATTTTTATACTGGGGTAAATAATATGGCATCCAGAACGTGTCGTATAGGAACATGGACCGGATATTCGAATGCTAATTGTTTAGATATGATTGAATACTCTGATGTGTCAACAATAACAACCGAAACCATTGATAAAATACGATACTCATTTGGGAATACCTTAAATACAATGGATAACACTAAATCGGTATTATTAGCGAAAGTATCCTTATTTGTGGCAATATTGGTGATGGTATATATGCTGGTATTTGTCCTGAGAATATTATTATTTTCGACCGAAATCTCTGTATTTGGTAGTGTAAAATTTAATGCCAAGTCTACGCGTAGTCCGCGTAGTCCTCGACGCCCATCCAGGCGCAGTATTCGTAGTCCCCTTAAGCAATTGACACTAAAAAAAACTAAATAGTAGCCATAAAGGCATCAACTTTGGCTTTTAATTCCACATCTTTATCACCTATATCAAGTCGGTCTTTCATATCATTTATAGTTTTTTTCAATGAATTACGTTTTTCATCTCCCGTCATGGTTTTTACACCAAGAACACTAACATACATCATCACTAATATAATCATTGCGATAATACCGACAACAAGCCATGAATAAAAGTTATTAGTGTTATAATCACTACGGGACATAGCGATATTAATAAACACGGGAACTAAACATCCTAAAGCTATGAAGAATGCTTCCATAAACGGAGCATATGAATTCAGGTTTCTAACAAAAAAGGATTCGTCAATGGATGAATCTCCAGTATAAATACCATCATAACTTGTCATGTAAATAAATAGATTTATAATAGCTGCTCCCAAAATACCACCTATGAAATCCGAAAAGGTATTACCCAGCATGGCTTTCGATCCTTCTATAACATCAAATTTATCTTTAATATTCTGTACATAAGCCTGAGTTAATCCTTTACGCTGTATCATTTCGGGGATATCTAATGGTCTCGCATTATTTTCAACGAATGTGTCTATATCTTCCATCAAATACTTAATGTCGGGATTTTTACTTTGTAATGTTCGTATGTCATTTTTGAATCGTAATGTTTGATTGATAACACTACGCCATTTTCCATCTACCCAATTATTCATGTACTCTAAATTGGTGGATATGTTATCCTTATTATCCTTAAACCGCGTATCAACCGAAAAGGAACCGAGAAATACATTAAGAAACGTTGTATCTAAGGCGTCAGTTCCTAATTTTAAGCCGAAATTATCCAAAAAACCGAATACAATTGCTCCAACACCTAATGTCATGATAAGCCCCGTTAATGTGAATTTTTTTCCTTTAATATATTTTTTAATATTACTTTCAGACAGAACTGTATTATTGAAAATGGTTAGAATGAATGCCATAAAAAACATGAAATAAATACCCGTAAATTTATACTCGTTTGATTGAATAATTGCCGCTACGAAATATGTTGAAATAAAAAAACATGATATGGCTATAGTCGGGACCGCAAATCTTGATAATTTTTTATAAGCCTCTTCTTCCTCCACTGTTATATAGTTCCCGTTATAAACCGGTTCTATTAAATATATGGATGACGAAAATAGTAATATTAGGATCGTAATTATAAAAAAACGAATGTTATTACTGGTCATATATAGTATTATATGAATAAATAAATAAATACTAAATAAAAATGTATTTATAGAAATACACTATTATATAATTTAACAACTATGACAGAGTCAGCATCAGCATCATTAACATTAACACACGAAGGACAATCCTTAATAGAAACACTTGCCGAAACTATAACCGACTTTTCGGTACAGAAAATACCAGTAGTATTACCATTATTAATGAAACAAGCAAATACATATAAGACTTTGTCAATGGTACAAAAAAAAAGTATGGTAATAAATATGTTAAAACATTTAATTTATATTACCGATGGACCTGGCGATGATGCCATTTGGGACCCCATATTAACCCATTTACTTCCAGGTATAATTGACCTATTGGTTGAAAGTAATAATGGAAAATTGGTATTAAAAAAATCCAAGTCAATATGGGCCAAACTTAGTCCATGTTGTCATAAAGAATCGTCGCCCGAAGATACAATATCCCAATCACCGGCTAGTGCCAATGAAGCATCGTCGACGATATCTTCTTCGGCAATAATATAAGCGGACGCATATTCAATTAATTTGGTGTTATTAATATCAATGGTATTATCAATTCCATTATCAATGGTATTATCAATTCCATTATCAATGGTATTATCAATGCCATTATCAATGCCATTATCAATGCCATTATCAATGGTATTGGCATGTTCGTAATCGGGGTAGTAATCATAATCATAATCATAATCATAATCATAATCATCTATAGAAGGCTCATTATATAATATGGCATTTGGATTGTAATATTCTTGATCGATTATTTTATCTTCATAATAATCGATCTCATTTTTATTTTTATTGGCATCTAATGTAAAAAATGTATAGATTTCATTTTCATCAGTATTATTTTTTATAACGACTATACGCTCCAGCGGTGTTGGTTTTTTTTTTTTCTTAAAACAATCGTAAATCCAAATAAACGGGTTTTTAAATTCAATCTTAAATGGGGGGCAACACATCTATATATATATATATATAGAATGTATTATGCTATTATGGTATTCTCACGTAATACATTTTGTAATCGTTTTATGAATATCCCACGTGTTTGGAATGTAATGGGGGCAATGGGTAATCCCATCGCTCTATAAATGATAAACAATTGTTCCACTGATAAATCATTTATATTGGTATGAATTATGGTTTGTAATTCTTTATCCAATGTATTAAATTTGGCTCTCATACCATCTTTATGTTTTGTCATTTCGATCATTAATGTAAGTGGTGGGTCACATACATTCCCAATAGAATTTTTTCCTTTAGAACAGTCATTTTTTGATAAATATACTTTCTTTTTTTTATCATTTGCGCGACAGCGTTTTATAAATGAATTACGAACATTGACTGAATTATCCGTAATTAAGATTTTACCCTGAACAAACTCGATAGCCCGATTTCTTTGATAGGTTAATTTGGCAATTAAAGGTGTGATATGTCGATTTACCCAATCCGTATATTTTAAAAGTATCTCTGGTTTCACATTATTTACATTATTTACACCATTGTCATCATGATTCATATATTTTAGTAATTCTTTAAAATTATTGTTATAAAAAGTGCCACTCATATCAGAATAGACAGCCGTAGCATCATCTTTTTTTTGAAATTCGCCAGCCAGTATCATACTTAATGATGGGTCTTTCATAAGCATTAATGTCATCAAACTATAGTGATATGAAAAATATTCGCCTGGATTTAGTTTTACTAAACCGAAACGTATATGGTCTTTCGTTTTACCATATCCTAATACAAACATGTAATCGCCAGAAGGTATTTTTTTATAGTTACTCGATTTACCTATAGAATTGAATTCGTAGAACTCAATCAAATCCAAATCATCCATAAATTTACCATCCAATTTAACAAAACCATCTAAATATTTAAAACAACTATCATCATATTTCGACATACCATGCCCTGATTTACGCTCCCTCAAATTAAATGATGCTCCAATAGGTGTGGATGGCATTAAATCTGGACTACGGCTACGTCCGGGTCTCGAACTATGTTTGCGTGTAGCTTTAGCTTTAGCTTTAGAGTTAGAGTTATATTTAGCTTTAGAGTTAGAGTTAGATTTAGCTTTAGAGTTAGAGTTAGAGTTAGAGTTAGAGTTAGAGTTAGAGTTAGAGTTAGAGTTAGAGTTAGAGTTAGCTTTAGCTTTAGAGTTACGTTTACTACGACTATAAGACATGTATATATTAATATTTCAAAATAAAAAAAATAAAGACTATGCTATACCAGCAAATTTTTCACCCATAGTCATTGGACTATCGCTGGTCATTTCATTATTTGGCGTTATTTCATAAACCCGATTGGATTGTATCATATAGGTTTTTTCATCATATGGATAGTAGAACATGGCGCTAATATTAGATGGGGCACCTTTCCATTTACGATTCAAAATTTTAGGATATCCACTGGCAACTTTTTGTAATTTATCATCATATAAATAGTAATATTTACCTTTTACGAAATATGTTTGTCGTTTAGCTACATCAATATAAATAGTATCCAGATTATCTGGAACACCCTTCCAATTAGATTTTATATATTTAGGATAACCCGCCTTAATCATTTGTTTTTTAGAATCATATTCGTAATATAATGCTCCCTTAAAGAAATATGTTTTTTGGTCATATGGATATGTCATTGCGGCATCTAATGCTTTTGGTATACGACCCCAAAATTCCATAATTTTTTTAGGATAACCTTCTTCCATCATCGCATTTTTATCATCATAGCGCCAATAATATTCATCTTTAAAGAAATATAAATTATTGTCTCCACCCCATACGAATACCGTGTCTATAACCGCTGAAAGTTTATGTGTTTTAGAAACACATATATGTAATTCATCCCCACCAGCATCTTTATTTAAATTCGTAGAAGAAATAGTATAATTTACAGGGCATTTTGAATTTTTTACGACCTTAATATTTTTAATAAAATTTTTATCGGCCTTTTGTGTACATAAAAATATCTCGCGTCCACCAGCGCTATCATTTAAATTAATGGGTAATTTTTTATAGCCTTTGGGGCAAGTGGTTTTTTCCTCTACAGTTTTAAGTGCGCTAATACCAGTATCGCCAAGCCCCATTTTTTTACACAAGTATATATATTTACCATCCGCCAAAGAATTTAGATCTTGGGCTATTTTCTTATAGCCACTTGGACATTTAACCGTTGACCGATTACCAATGGCAATCTCCAAATCCAATAGGCCATAATTTGTTTCGTTATATGTTTGTTGTTTATTTAGTCGCGTTTTATTCTTTAAAAGACGCGTACGTTCTATATCACTATTTTTACAATAACCAAACGTTTTATATGTTAGGTCATTATTAATACTCGTAGCACACCAGCCATAAGTATCGGCATCATTCACAACACCATCTTCACGTGGTTCTACCGTACAACTATATTGGAATTCATTATTATGGACAAAGGGGAACTTGCATTGTCCTATTTGTAATTTAGGATGCCTGACCACTTGTTCATTATCATTTATATTAGTTCCATAAACATCTTGTTTATCTTTACCGGAATCTCCACATTGGTTACATACAAAACTATCACCACGAAAGCCACGTGGACCAATATTACCAATAACACCTTTATCACCAACAACTTGGCTATATGTTAAATACGTTTTTAGGGTGTAAAACATATTAATGAAATTCAATTCCAATAATACCAGAATCCATACCGAAATCACGCGGACCGTAGCGTGTATAGTTGTGGACCGAATAATATAATAGCCTATAACACAAATCACTATTATAATAAAAATTAAAACATATTTCCATATTTCCAATGGTAAATTCAAATAATACATATTATATTATATTATAAATATTATAACGAAAATAAAATAGAACCGCTTGACATTAAACCGAATCCCCCTTATTTGGCAGGTCATATATATTAAATATACTATATTTTTTATCATTTTTGGGATGAACTTTCCATTTACTATTATCCTTTAGTTTTAATGCTTCTGCATCAAAACAGGATGGTTCACCATTATCACCTTTTTCACCCGAAGGAATGAGTTCATATAATTTAGTATTATCTATTTTAAATAAATGTGTTTTATCGTCATACAAATTAAAGTCGCTTTGCGATGTCTTTTCATCCGTATCGATACGTGTACCGTCATCTTTTAATTCCATATCACACCCACAGTCTGATATACATTCATGATCATCTTTACTATTCCATATTTGTTGGTCTTTTCGCTTATTTTTACGAACACACATTTTAGGCACACAGGCGATTGTAGATGGTTCAGGTGGTGTTAAATTGGGTGTATTATCAACAACATCGCCAATACAGACATAACCTTCGGGGGCGATTGGTTCCCAGAAACTATAACCCTTTATTCCAACACCAATACCTTTTTCACGAACCGAAGTATATTTTTTTGTAAAACCAATCGGTTCTTTTATATCACCCGACACTAATAGTGTGGTTTCCTTTGGAGAACCTTTTTTCTTTAGTTTCTCTGGTAATAGGTTATCTCGTGGGGTCATTTCATCATGGGTAGTTTTATAATGTTCATGGATATCACCTTTAATAACAACGTCGCCCAATGGTTTATAGGTTTCGTTCTTTAATTCAACGGTCTCTGGACGATAAATTGTAATTTTTTCATTACCTTTTTGTTGAAAGGGAGCATATTTCATTTGTTGGATACATGTATTATTTTTTAAAGAACCTTTATTAACTAATGCTTGGCGTGCTATGGAACTACGCCACATTATTTGGTAACGATTCGATTCGAGTTGTTTTAAGGTATTCGTATTATTTACATCACATTTATATACAATTTTAGGCATGGCTTTCAACGGTGACCCCCAATACCACATATCAAATTTCTTTATTTCATCGAAGGGTGATTCCAAACCTTTACTGGGGGTTCCAGGTTCTTTAATATTATTAAAATCCGCATAGACTTTATCACTGACGGTAATAAGATTATCGAAGTCGTTATCGTTAAGATATTCATTTTCTAAAAATTCGATACCTTTCTCATATTTTAATATAATATGTATCCATTTCTTCCATGTATCTTGGATATAAAGATATGACTTGTCAGCACCTTTATTCCTAATCATGGATGAAAGTTGTGTGGATTTACACAATAATTTAATTTTATTTAGTATAAATGTATTATTTATTTGAGCATTGGCGTGAGTGGAATTTCCACTGGCCTTCAGATAATTGCGATAGACAGTTGATATAAAACTAACCATCCTTTTAGAACATATATTTTTTTGACATTCTATAGGTAAGCATTTTTTATGTTTACCTAATTTACCACGATTACCACGAAGACCTTTTTCACCGATTGGGGCTATTTTTTTTTTAGCATTTTTATAATAATAATGCGATAATGAGAAACCAAAAAGTGTAACAAATGACACTATATATATTAATAAAAAACTAACACGTAAATTATAATTTTCAATTAATATATCAAATACATAGGACTTATCAAGTATTATCTGAGTGCAGGAATAAGCGAATATGGCTATGCTAACCAATGTTAATAGAACATTTTCTCGGAAACCCATTATAGACCGTATGTTATCTAAAAATGGCAACTTTACATATATGAATAGCAGGATGAAATACAATATAATTTCCATCATGATTGAGATATGAATATTAATATAATAACAGAAAAATAAATATAATTAATGGGTTATTGTATCGTTTATACCCAAATATAATGTGATATTATAATATGGCTTATTTCCATCCCCATACAGGGTCCTTCATTATGATAGAAAATGGCGATACATGTTCGTCGCGCCTTACATCTTTTGATAGTAATTGCGTATTCCAATTATGTTCGGTAAAGAAATGGTCTTCGAGGAAATCTAAGCCGTAATGATACCCTAATATTATATTTATCCATTCTTCTATCTTACTATTAAGAAATGTTACGGCTTCATAATGGCGTCCGGTTTTTTGTTGTTCCTGCGCATACCGTTTAGAGCGACATATCCTATTGAGATGACGTTTCATATAAATATTATTAAAGTAGTTTAGTTCCGGGTCCTGTTTTATATTAAATATTTCTTTATGTTTTCGCATTAAAGCTTCAACTTTATGGTTCAGTTGATTACTACAAGAGTTCATATCAGAATCTAATATAGCACCATTCTCACCCCGTTCACCAATATCGCCATTTTCACCGATTAATGCCTCACTTGAAAATATGGTTTTATAATTATATAAGGCCTTGATCATCCATCCAAATGTTATAACCGATAAAATAAACATTAACCATATTAAAATATTGGTTGATTTTTCATTAACAAAGGGGAATTTATACATGAAAAATATACTGGCTACGATAGCAGTAAATACTACATAGAGTATATAATTTACAAAATTGGAATAGTGTATGACGGTATAGGCTATGAAAAAGGATGCGAATATGTAGTAATTAAATAACATCCACATAAAACCCATTTTTATTTTAACAAAATTACCCAATAAAAAGGATAATACAGCTAATAATAGAAATAATTTAATAATCATATTTAATGTAATAAAAGAAAATAAACATATATGGTGGTTTTACACCCATTGGTGTTCTTTATTCAAAAATATCCCCTGTAAAGCTCTGGAATTTAAATATACTACCGCTATTACAATCCTCTTCTTTCTCGGTGATAATACCATAACTATCATATGTTTGGATAAAACATTTTCCACTGGCCTTATTTTTCATAGTAACAAGAATTAAATCATCAACTTTTTTTATTTCATTTTTTTCATCACGCACTACATCAATCGACCATAATTGATTAGGATTATTACGTGATAATGTCGTCATTTTTAAGAGTCCATCTTTACCCGATGTAAAATATGAATTGAATGTATTCGTTACTTCATCGTGGCATTTAATCGTATAATAATTGTCCTTTACGTTATCTACATAATAGGATTTACCTAATCCATCAGGTGAATATTCTGTATCGGTATTGGTAATAATGGCTGATGTAGTAATGCCCAAATAATCATATACACTATATTTTCCTTCTCTGGGTTTTCCTCCCAACCATCCAAATCCCAGTGTTGTATTTTTGCCCATTTCTGGTTCGGGCGTCAAATTGCTGGTATAACTGGCGTCTAATATATAAGCTTTGGTCGTGGGTTTCATATGGCTATTATTGGCTCTGAATAAATTATAACCTCCGGTTAATTTTAATTGTTTCTTAGTATTTAAATTTACTTGTTCTTCGTCTATATTGTTCATACCGATGGGCCATATGGATACCTTATTCATTGTATTTGTTTTTAATTTCTTACCGGTCGCATCATATCGGCGCATTTTAAATCCCTTTTCTGTCCATACCGCTGCTTCATATTTCACCTCCCGTGTATATTTTTTTGGCACACATTTAATTATATCGACAGAGGGTTTCTGATCACCATGTACTGCTACATCACCCAAAGAAACATAACCCTCAGGAGGGGATGGACGCCAAAATGAAATTTGATTACCGTCGTCCATACAATCGGGACAACTTGTGGCACTACTCCATATTAATGTAAAATCCTCAGGAGCTTTCATTTCACCAGAAATGACTATGGTTTTCTTTTC